ATACAAAGCATGTTCTTATTGAGAGAACTCTTCAGTGAATGGTTATGAATTTAATTTCATTGACATAGAGACCAAAGAATTTTATTGGAGTTATTATAATAATAGTTTAGATTATAATAGAGCTAAGGAAGACTTTTTATTTAAAAGTGGTTTTATTGATAGGTATAAAAATATAAAGTTTTATTTAGAAGAGTAATGGCATATTTATTTATCTTAGAAAATAACATAGCAAAACCTAATCCGGAGACCCTTTTAATAGAACCTTTTAAGACTATATGGGAAAGGGATAAGAGTACAGATAAATCCCAAGCTATAAAAGATTTTACTTATATAGAACTTATGAGTAGTAAAAGGAAGACTAATCCTTATGCTGGTTATATGGATAGACAGAGGTTTGAAAAACTAAGAGATATGCTTAAATATCCAGCAGATTGGGAACCAGATAATGAAATTAAGTTTGCTTTATATAAGATAGAAGAGTTTCAGACAGAAGGTAGTTTTAACTACACTATGTATAAGCAGTCTTTAGAGACTGTAATGAAAACAAGAGAGTTCTTAAATAATATAGATTTGAATGAAAGAACTAAATCAGGAACTCCTGTATATAAGCCAGCAGATGTATATTCAGCTGTTGAGAAAGTAGAGAAGATAATGACATCTTTGAACACTTTGAAGGAAAAGGTTGAACAAGAGTTGTTTGACCAGACAAGGACAAGAGGTAATAAAGTAATTAATCCATTAGAGAATTAAATATGAAAACAGCAAAGGAAGTAGAGAATTTCAAAGAGTTTAAGCAAGAGTACTTTGACTATAAGGAGTTCTTAGTTAAAGGAAATTTAGATAAGTTAAAGAGCTTTTACGATGAAGGAGTAAAGTTACATTTCATTGAAGAGGTTAAAGATATAAAATTTCCTATTACTGTAGTTGGTAATAGGACAATACATTTTGAGTTAAGTGAGTAAGATTAGGTACAATAATGGTAAGTGGAAGTATTCTTCTGTATTCAGACAAGAAGCTATAAGGTTTCTTGAGAAGGGTTATTATACAGATGCTCCTTATGGTACTCCTGAATGGATTGAGTATTGGAGGGAGCAGTTAAGAAGATGTTTAGAGGGTTATGAAGTAGATGGTCAGAAGATAACAGGTCATCATTATTGTTATTTAAATTTTGCTCAAATACAACGTGTAGAATATTCAAATGATGATGAAGAAGAGGATACTTTAGCTAATAAGATAGTCTCTTTTCCAGACTTTTGGGATGGTGACTATAACTTCTTTTGGTCATTAGAAATAGCGAGGAATGGTATTTGTAGTAAGCATTCTTTGGTAAATAGTACTGAAAAGGAAAAGAAAGAGTGGAATGAACTCAATAGGAGATTAAAGAAGTTAGAAGAGTCTTCTGAAGAATATCAAGATTTAAAGGGTAAGAGGGATGCTATATCCCAGAAGATATTAGATAGATTAGGTTTATTTGTAAAACCTCATTTGGACTATTTAGATGGTGGTTATCACTTTATAGTAGGTAAGTCAAGGCGTAAAGGATATTCCTTTAAGAATGGTCTTGTTGTAGCTAATGTGTATAATACAGTAAGGGATAAACTTAGTTTGATTGGTGCTTATGAGAAGAAGTTTATGGCTGAGACTATGGAAAAGGTCTGGGAGTTTTTGAATTTCTTTAATGAGCATACAGGTTTTAGTAAGAATAGGTTAGTAGAGAAGAAAGACTTTATTAAATCAGGTTTTGTAGAGGAGGTTAATGGTGTTAATGTAGAGAAGGGTTATAAGTCAAGGATTGATGCTTCAAGAACTTTCAAAGATAATCCTGATGCTATGCGTGGTGTGGATGCTTTGTTTATCTTGTTAGAAGAAGCTGGTGCTTTTGATAACCTAGAGTCTTCTTTCAATGCCACAGTACCATCTCTTACAGCGGGTAGTAAGGTTACAGGTTTAATATGTATTATTGGTACATCAGGGGACTTACAAGGAGGTACTCGTGATTATGCTAATATGTTCTTTAATCCATTGGCTTATGGAATAATGCCTTTTATGAATATATGGGATGAAGGTGCTGAGAATACTGTCTGTGGTTTCTTTCACCCCGTAACTTGGAATATGGAAGGCTTTTATGACAAGCAGGGTAATTCTGATGTAGAAGGAGCTACAGCTTGGGAGAATAAGAGAAGGAAGAAGATTTTAGCTAATTCTGCCAGTTCTAACTTGTTGTATAAGCATATGCAGGAGTTTCCATTATGCCCTGCCGATGCGTTTAGTGTATCTTCTCATAGTATATTCCCTGTAGAGGAGCTTAGGAATAGGTTGAATAAGATACAAGCTAATAACCTTCATATAAAGCACGGAATGCCTGTTACTTTGACTTATAATGAAGATATGACTAAAGTATTAGCTAAGCCGGATTTGAGTGGAAAATTAGAGCCTATATGGAATTATAAGCCTAAGACAAGTGATTTAACGGGTGCTGTAGTTATTTATGAGTTTCCGAGTGATAAAGCTCCTAAAAACTTCTATAAGATAGGATATGACCCTTATAGACAGAATGAAGGAACATCTTTGAGTGCTATTACAGTGTTTAAAGGATGGCTTAGAGGAGAAAAAACTAAGTATAAGATAGTAGCTGAATATTATGGAAGACCACAGAATGCAGATATGGTCAATGAGATAGCATTAAAGTTGGCTATACTATATAATACACAGGTAATGGTAGAGAATGAAGTTACTCACCCTATTACATATTTTGAAAGGAAAAGAGCATTGCAATACTTATCTGTACAGCCTGATAGAGCAATATCCAATTCTATAAAACTTTCAAAGGTTAATAGAAAGTTTGGTTGTCATATGACAGATAAGATTAAGGAAGATTGTGAGAAATACACTAACAATTGGCTTATTGATGGGTATGAAGATGATTTTGGTAATGTATTATCTACTATAGAAGAGATAGATTGTCCTGGTTTTATAGAGGAACTATTAATGTATAATAGGAAAACTAACTGTGATAGACTTTCTTCTTTCTTTATGTGTATGATGCAATTGCAAGAGCAAGAGTTAGAGAAGGAAACTTCCTTACAAGTGGATAGATTAAGTCAAGTAATTAATTTTTTAGATAGAATAAATGAAAAATAGTAGATTAACCAACAAAGAAAAAAAGAGCAACGATTTTCAATGGTATAAAGAGAAAATTGACAAGTATGCTGCTAATCCAAAGAATTATATACTTGATTTTTTGGATGATGATGCTTTGGATTCTAAGGCATTTAAGATGAAAGTAAACTATGACTTGTTTAATAACAAGATAAACCCAAAAGAGTTTGAGAAAGTATGTTATCCTTTAGGTAAGGAAGCTGGTACATACCCTGTAGATTTTACTAATAAGGACATTGTTTCAGGTAAGATAAAGTCTTTAATGGGTATGGAGATGGGAAGACCTTTTTCTTTCACTGTAAATGCTGTAAATAAAGAAGCTACCACACGAAAAGAGCAGGAAGAATTTGGTCAAATAAGGGACTATGTGATTCAGTTTATAACAGAGCCTATAAGGAAGCAATTAGAGGCTGAGCAACAACAAGCTTTGCAAGAAGGTGCATCTCCTGAAGAGCAAGCTCAAATGCAACAGCAAGTAGAGGAAGAAATGAAGCTTAGAACGCCTGCTGAGGTGAAGCTATACATGCAAAGAGAGCATCAGGACCCTGCTGAAATATTAGCTTATCAACTATTAAGATACTTGTTTGAAAAAGAGAATATTAATTTTAAGTTCAATCAAGGTTGGAAACATGGTTTGATAAGCTCTTATGAGATATTTTATACAGGTATTGAAGCTAAGGAACCTATATTGAAAGTAGTAAATCCTTTAAACTTTAATTGTGGGGCTACAGAGCTTTTTGTAGAAGATGCTGAATGGGCTTCTTATACGGAATATAAGAGTGTATCTGAGATAGTAAGAATGTTTTCTGATGAATTAGAGGATTCTGATATTGATAAGTTATATGAAGTAGCTACTGAATACAATGAATTTAGTGGATTTATTGAAGAAGCTTATCCTGAAAAGAAGATAGCTGTAATACATTGTGAATGGAAAGATTTAAAGCCTATTAAGTTCTTAGAGGGTATTGACTTAGAAACAGGAGAACCTTATGAAATGATAGTTGATGAAAACTATAAGTTCAATAAGGAAGCAGGTGATACAAATATAACTACAAAGTGGGTTCCTGCTCGTTATGAAGGATATAAGATTGGTAATGATTTATATCTCTCTATGAGAGAAGTACCAGGTCAATACTTTGATTTGAATACACCAGGAGATTGTAAGCTATCTTATAAGGGTTGTATGTATGATGCTATGAATAGTGAACCTACTTCTATTATGGATAGAATAAAACAATACCAATATTTGTACAATATTATTCTTTATAGGATAGAAGTACTTATGGCTTCAGATAAAGGAAAAATTATGTTCCTAAATAGCTCTATGATACCTTTAGGTTCTATTAAAGGAATGACATTAGAGAAATGGTTTAACTATACATTCTTAAACAAGATAGGTTTATTAAACCCTAATGAAGAAGGTACAAGACAACAAGATGTAACACAGGCGGTAAAGGAATTAGACTTGTCTTTGGTATCAGATATACAGAAGTACTTACAACTTGCTGATTATATTGAGAAAAGATGTGGAGAGTCTGTAGGTGTTACAAAGCAAGTAGAAGGACAAATAGGTAACTATGAAGCTGTAAGGAATACACAGCAGGCAATAGTACAGGCAGCGAACATTCTTGAGCCTTATTTTGAACTTCATAGTATGGTTAAGAGAAATGTATTGCAAGCTCTGATTGAGACCGCTAAAATAGCTTATTTGACTTACAGACCTGAATGTTTGTCTTATGTAATAGATGATATAGGTAAAGAGATGTTGAAGATAGATTATGACCTATTAGAGAATAGTACTTATGGTATATTCATATCTAACTCTATGAGAAGTAATGAAGCTCTTCAAATGGTGAGACAATTATCTCATGCTGCTATGCAAAATCAAGCAATAGAACTATCTGATGTAATAAAGATAATGAGAAGTGAATCTATTACTGAGGCTGAGGAAATGCTTAAGACAGCAGAACAAGAAAGAAGAGAGCAAGAACAACAAATTCAACAACAGCAACAAGAGGCTCAGAAACAGTTGCAAGATAGCCAGATTGCTTGGGAGAAAGAAAGGATTCAAATGGAACACAAGAATAAAATGGAAGAAATTGACCTCAAAGGACAAATTGAGTTACAGAAACAAACTATTCTTTCTACTGGATTTAATGAAGATAAAGATTTGGATAATGATGGTGTACCAGATGTTCTTGAAGTATATAAAGCAGGAGTTAATGCTGAAATTAAAATGAAAGAACTTGATTTAAAGAAACAAACTCTGGAAGAAAATAGAAAACAACATAATGATAAAATGTCTTTAGAAAGAGACTTAATGAAAGATAAAAAAGAGTTAGAAGAAAAGAAACTTGCACAAACTAAAGTGCTGAAAAGCAAGGTAAAAGCATAAAAGGCTATTTACTAAATTATCTAAAAAACTAAATTTTAATATTTAATAATTGATTTTTATAACTTAATTTTGCATTGAAATTATGGAAGAGCAAACAAATGGACTAATAGATTTTAGCTGGGATGATAACCTGGAATCTATTATAGGTAGTGCTACTGAAGAAGCACCTTTAGAAGAAAATCCTCAACAACAAGAAGAGGTAAGATTATCTGTTGAAGAAGACCTAACTAAAAACTCTTTTGAAGGTATGGAACCTAATCCTCAACCTCAAGCTGAGAAGAAAGAAGAGGAGCCTACTCCAATTCCAACAACTTCTATATATACAGATGTATATAAGGATTTAAAGGATTATGGAATTATCAAAAATGTAGAGCTTGAAAATGTTGGAGATTTGACAGCAGCAGATTTGGAAGAAATCTATGAGAAAGACTACGAGCTTGAAGTAGATAAAAGAATTAGAGAATGGTCAGAGTCTCAAGATAAAGATTTCAAAGACTTTATCCAATTCAAGCTGAATGGTGGTAAAACAAGAGATTTCATAAACCACGTAACTTCTCCAGATAATTACCTTCCTGAAGGTGATATTAATGATGAAGATTTTCAAGATGAAATCATAAGGTATCAACTCTCTCAAAGAGAAGATTGGGATGCTGAAGAAGTTGAAGAGCGTTTAGAACAGCTTACAAACAATGGTAAGAAAGCACAAACAGCTGCTAAGTATTATAACCGTATTGAGCAAGAAAAACAGCTTGAAAGAGAAAGACTACTTGAAGAACAACAAAGACGAAAATTTCAAGCTATACAGCAAGAAAATGAGTTTAAAAATAATGTATCGCAAGTACTTCAAACAAGCTCAGACATTAATGGTTATAAGATAGCTAATAAAGAAAAACAAGGTATCTATGACTTTATTACAAAGCGTAATATAAAGGTAAATGATACACAGGCTGTAACAGGGTTTCAGAAGAAACTTGCTGAAACCTTGCAGGACAATAGAAAAGTGGTCCTACTTGCTAAGATGTTGATGAATGATTTTAATTTCAAAGACTTTGAAAAACAAGTAGAAACTAAGGTCACTAAACAGGTAAAGAGCAACTTAGAGAATAGAACAGGATTGAAATCTAATAGTAGTAGTGGAAGTTCAACTAATAGATTAAATCTATCAGATATTTTTAATTAATTGTTAAACAAAACTAAGTAATATGAGTTTAGATATTAGATTTAAACAAATCTCAAGACACGCTAACTATACAGATAGAAACAATTTGGGACTCTTAGCAGAGAAGAAACCTCTTAAGATTAAACCTTTGTTGGAGGGTCTTTTCTCAGCTAAACACAACTATTCAGGTAATGCCTTTAACTCTCTTATTGGAAACTCTAAGATGACTATTAAAGACAAAGACTTTGAACAAAAAGTAAAAGCAGATGATTTTAAACCACTTGTAGTTATTGAATCTATTCAAGGTGTAGATGGTTTTGTTGGTACTGGTGGTGTTATCTTTAAAATCAAAACTGATAATAACTTCTATCTACCTTCTGATGTGATTGTTCCACTACGTGGTTCTAAGCAACATCAATGTCGTATTCAAGCTGGTCCTATTGCAACACAAGGGCAAGGTTATGTTTATGAAGTACAATATGTAACTACAGACGGTTTTGGTATTCCTGAAGAGCTTTTCCAAGTAGGGCAAGAATGGGCTAAGATGTTCTCAACTGCATCTGAAGCAGATATTCAAGGTGGTTCTACTCAATTCAGTGGTTACTATACTCTTTACAATAAAACAGGTAAAGTACGTAAACAACATGAAATCACTGACTACGCTCATGAAATGACTTTGGGAGTAGACTTTATGCAAGATGGAAAAACTTACTCTATGTGGCTTCCTGCTATTGAAGCTAAACTCATTAAAGAGTTTGAGATGGAGAAAGAGAATGCTCTTGTATATGGTAAGAAAAACAAAGGAGTTTCTTCTGCTGTAGGTTATGAAGTAGATACTTTCCCTGGACTTGTAGAGCAGTTGGAAACATCAGGTAATAACCACTACTACTCTAACTTTACTGTAAATCTTATTGAGGAGTATCTCTCTGATATTTACTTCTCTCGTGTATCTCCTGGTGAGATTAAAGAGATTACAGCATTTACAGGATGGTATGGTCTTCAACAAGCATCTAAGGCAATGCAACGTCTTGTACAAGATAATGGTTCTTGGAAACTTGTTGGTATGAACTTTAACCCTGCTAAAGAGACTGTAGGTTTCCACCCTAACTCTTATGTATATGGATTCCGTTTCTCTGAATACATCTCAGATATGGGAGTTAAAGTGAAATTTGTACATATGCCACTTTTGGATGACCGACGTTATAACCGTCAGGTAGACCCTATCACAGGAAAACTTGTTGAATCTTTACGTTATTTCTTCCTTGATTTCAAAGGAGAAGCTGGAGGTAACATCAAACGAGTAGAAGTAGAAGATGCTTATACTTATAAGTATATTCGTGGTATGATTGGACCTGAAGGACGTAATCACCAATACAATCCAGCTAACTCTAAGGAAAGTTACTCAATCCACTTGTCAGACCAATTAGGTCTTCAAATTGATGACATTTCTAACTGTGGTATGTTAGTATATCAACCAAACGGTTTGCTATAATAATTTGAGTGTTTTAACATGGTGTTGGGGGTATTAAGTTACCCCTGACATTGTTAAAACAAATATAGCAAATGAAATAAGAATTATAACACGAGAATTATGGCTATTATAGAAGTAAAACCAATTGAAAAAGAAAAATGGTATAAGAATGAGAAAGCAAATTTCATCATTCGACCAATAAAATTGCAGTGTGCAATAGACCCTAAAACAAGAAAGTATGCTTTTCCTGCTACTGAAGATGAAATAAAAGATTTGCAGGAACGTACTGGATTCAACTTAGATTTGAATTTTAAAGTAGGACAAGTACATGAATTCTTTGATTCAGAGATTTCACACGTACAACTACAGTATGGTTCTAATTTCTTTGATACAGATAATCCATTAGATATGGTTAAATCTGTT